CTTTTGTTCCACTCTTTTATTCTATTTATTGTTTTATTTATTAGGTGATGTCTCATTAAATAATAATTGCCGCCCCTAACGCTGCCCCAGCCACTGCGCCTCCCGCTCCAATCATCTGTCCAGTCATCGCGTTCTGAGAAGCTGCATTCTGGACTGCATTTTGATACATTGCCTCTTCGTAATTCTGCTTGTTTTGTTGAGATACTTGATTGGCTTGTGCAAGCTCACCAAGATTCTGATTAATAAAATCAGAAGTAGATTGCTGCAACCTCTGACTACTCGCAAGAACATTTTGCTGATATTGCTGCATTGCTTGCAAGTTAGCTGCTTTAGCTGCCATTTCAGCTTGAATAGTAGCCGCCGGATCAAGCCCCCCAATTGGGGCTGGAGTTTGAGCCAAATATCCTTGCTGAAGTGCTAGATTTTTCAGTCTAGCTTGCCGTCCAGCCTCAGTTCCAGCATCATAGATTGCAGCGCGGCCAATAGTTCCGCCAAGTCCAGTTGTATATCCAGAAGTCAATCCTTGCTTCTTCGCAAGATCATCCATACTGCGTTGAATTGCGGAAATATCAGATAGCTCCGCAACCTTTCCGCCCATCTGTCTACGCATTCTTGCGGCCTCTGGATCAGTTAAAGCCTCAAGTTCACGAGAACGAGTGATGTTTTCAAGTCCAAATTCAGCAGCTTCCTTAGATGTCCTGCCAGCATCGAATGTTTGAGTCCTTGGAGGAAGTGCAGCGTATGCTTTTACAAGTTCACCTTGAGACTGCAAATATTGACCTCCAATTCCCTGCTTTGCGGCAAGCAAAGCATACATAGATGTGTCATCAGGCTTTGGGATTTTAGCATTAGAAGTTGATCCGCCCATAAATTTTATGCTGTAGTCCCTCCACCCATTCGGCCATATGCTCCTAGAGCAGACGATGCGATATTTCCTCCAGCTTGAACATAAGCACCAGTCATTGCATTTTTAGATGCTTGATTCTGAGTTTGGTTTTGAAGCATAGCTTGCTGGTATGCTTGTTGAGATTGCTGCTGAGCTTGTTGCGCTCTAGCAAGGTTGCCAAATTGATTCATTGCAGACTCGTATCCAGTCTGTGCAAATCCAGCAACAGAACCAAACATTCCTTGCTTATATGCTTCTTGTGCGGCGATGTTTTGAGCTTCAGCGGCTTGCTTTGCGGCAATAGATGTCTCTGGTGAAATGCCTCCAGTTGGAGCTTGTGTTGAAGCAAGATATGCTTGGCGTTGAGCAGCTAGGTTTTGCTCGTATGCTTGTTTAGCAGCAAGCGCACGATCATACATTGCGGCACGGCCAATAGTAGAATCTCCAAGCCCAGTCTCATACTGCGTTGGAAGCCCTTGAGTCCGCATATACTCGCGCATATACTGATCCGCATTTTGCTGTGCAGTAAGGTCTTCAATCTGCTTTGATTGAGCAATTCGCATTGCCGCTTCCTGCGGAGATGTAATACGCTCCAATTCCCTTTGCCTATAAATGTTTTGCAATCCAAGTTCAGCGGCACGACGAGATTGAGTGGCAGCATCATATTGCTGCTGTTCTGGCGTCATTCCAGCATATTGTTGAAGCATTTCTGCTTGATTAGCCATTTGACGCTGTTGCGCTTGCTGCATCATCATGGCAAGAGCAATGTCACGCGATGGATCGCGTTTAGAAAAATACTTCTTTGCGTTTACTGTTTTGGAACCACCCATTTTTAAGTCAATGAATCGTAACTATAAATCTCTCTGTTCATCTTAGTCAATCCCAATTTGACCATAACATCATTGGTAAACTTTGGCCGATCATCAATAAGCGGAACTCCAATATACCCAAGTCCACCAGAGAGTTGAGCGTGAGCGCGCCAATCGCTCATAACTTGGATTACATCTTGTGGTCGCGTATGAGCCGGGTGAAAAGCTGGATAGACAACAGGAAGGTAAACATGGTCAGAATAGCCAAACAACTCGCCATTCCGATAATGAGCGTAAACATTGATGTTAGGATGTTCGACAATTTTGTGGTCAAACGATTCAGCGAAGTCTTGTAAATTTCCAAATTCAAATGAGTCTTTAGGGACGAGTCGATAGTCGATTCTGGTTTTCATATTTATTAATTGAATCCTACCCTTGGATTATTTCCTATAATTTCGTTAGGGATATAATCCTTAAATCGGTTTGCCTGTTGTGCAATGATTTTTTTGCGGTCAGCGTAATTCCCGCAAGCAGCACAAGGCAGACACCCTTTCTCTGGATTGAATAGAGGAATGGAAGAATACAATGGAACAACAGGATCATTTTTGAAAGGAGTGATGTATTTAAACGGGAAGCTAGTTACTTCTCTAGTTGCTGTTGTAATTGATGGCATATTAGCAAGGGTTTTGTGCAAGATATTGGTTTGCCGCACTACTTGCTGCATTTTCAGCAAGAATGCCAGCTTGGATTTTTGCATCAATTTGAGATATGCTAGAAAGAAAGCTCGCTGATGCTGTCGCAGAAATTGACTTACTTGGATTGGCAGTGCAATTGAGGCTAACTGTCCTATACTCTTTAGCCCACCAAGATTTCTGAGTTGTGTCAGCCTGTTCGTATGGACTTGGTAGAAGATCAACAGTGAGACTGGTTCCATCTTGAGAAATAACACATGATTTTACTTCTGGAGAATTAGGAACACCAGTGCTTCGCTCACTCCAAGGATCAATGAATATCCTCAATGATTCGACGCCAAACTCACCGCACCACTCGATAAGCATGGAGAATGCTTTATCAATGTCATTGGTCAGTTTTGATTCACAAGTAATAGACGATGATTTTCTGCTGGCACTTTCTGTTATCAGCCTGCGGTATTGAGTATTTAGAAAACCAAGACTTTCTATCTCGTCAGAAAAATCTGTATTGACCCACTGATAATCGTCAGTGACTGCCAATATTTTTGTTTCAAGAATATTTTGGTATGTCCCTTTTGATCCTCGATACGAAGCCTTCACATCCACAGTTCCGCCAATTTCACAAGCCTCAATTTCACCATACTGGAATTGCTTGAAATCAAGGCCATCCCCTAAAAGCCCAGTTTCCATCTGGCAGTAAATTCGATTGACTTTTTCAATGATTCCCCCATCTGGGTCTATGTCGAAATAGGTGTCCGCCCTGCGCTCAGTGAATGCCTCCCAGAGATGATTGTATGAGCCATCATTTGTTGCTGAGTAGTCAACAGAAAAATGGAAGCAACGAGGCGCGCCATTTACAACGCCAGAAATCCATTCTACGGGACGAGTTCCAGTCCACACACCACACCATGCTGGAATCTTTTGAGTTCCCCACTCTGCCGCTGGAGCATAATCAAGAACCATCGTAGCAGAGTTGCAAGGCTCCAGATAAGGCACAGAATAGAGAAGATAATTCTCAAATGTCATTGCGCAAATCTTGGATGTATCTCCAGCCATGTATGCTTTAATGCGAGCCATCTCAACATCTCGATAAAGCGACTCCGATGTAACATAGACTGACGCCGCAATGTCAGCAGATATTAGTCCACCTTGGGAATACCACCACATTTGCCCAGCTTGAAACGAAATAGATTTGCCAGCAACACAGCCAATCGTCGGATACAATGTCGTTTGGAAATTTATAGTAGTTACCCATTGAGTTCGATCATAGATTCCACTTGCCAGTGAGTATGTCGCACGATCAGTGAAAACGATTAACTTTGTGTCGTTATCCTGACCAATGTAATTCGTCATTCCAGTAACAACACGAGCAAATGCAAAGTCTCCACGGCCAGTCCCAGTCAGTCGTTCCGTGAATGAAGTTGGATCACCTAAATCAGATGCTAGAACGATGTTCTTTGATGCAACCCAAAGTCGATTTCCACTAAATGCCATCCAATATCCAACAGGAATTGAAGTTGTTTGGATGCCCGTTTGATTTGATCCATCCCAGTATGCAGGAGTAGAAATGCCATCTTGAATTACAACGATACGATGCGATGGAGTTACTGTGACATCACCACCAGTTGAAACCTGTGCTGTTTGTGTTGCTAGAGTGAAAACGAACTGGTCAACACTTGGGTCTAGCTTGATATTTTTGAGTCGATAATCTTCCCAGTTTTTCGGCTGAGTCAAAGGAAATGGCGAGTAGTAAACATTTCCGTTAACTGCGAACACTACAAACGGCAATTCATCAGCAACAGATGTTGTGCCATCTGGATTGTAGATTTGCGCTGGAATTGTTTTTGTAACTCCGTTTTGAACGATTGTGTCTGATGCGCTTGCTTGCTTGTTTGATGAGAAAAAGATTCCTCCTTGGAAATTTCCTTGAGGAAGCGAGAGACGCATTGAGTATCCCGGCCTAGTCTGAACAACTCCGCCACGAACAGCACAATTTACTGCCCACTTAATCTGGTTATCTGGCAATGCCCACGGATTCCTTACTGAGTTGACACCAAGAATCCAACCAGAAGAAACCTTTACTTCTCTTCCTGAAGTTATCTGTGCGCTTTTCATACTTGAGACATCTTATATTGTTCAAGACGAGAAATCAAAGCATTGCGATTTTCTGGAATTGAAGCTCTTGCTTTCCCAGCAATTGACATCTTAATTCTTGTTTCAATTGGAATTGTTCTTCCTTTTTTTGCTTGAGATAGTTTTGCCCTGTGTTCTAGGGATAATTTTCTTCCTTTACTTGCTAAAGAAATTTTTAATCCAATTTCAGGTGGCCTTTTTTTACCCTTCCAAGGATTGCCTTTTTTTAATTTTGATTGTCTTATTTTATTTTTTGTTTCCTCAGACATTACTCTGCCGCATTGCCCTTCTCCGCCATCAGTTAAATTTGTTAAATTTATTCCAGTTTTTCTAAAATTATCTATAATCAACTTTTCAGCATTATTGCAGTCTTCTTCTGAATTAAACCAATTTATAATTTGCATAATTGGTTCTTTATTAGTTTTCAGTATTGATCCAATCCAAAAACAGCAATGTGATTTTCTTAATTTATATTTTGCTGTATGAATATGCTGAATAATCCTTCTTTTTGGATTATTAGTTTTGCCGACATACCTAATCTCATTTGTTGATGGATGTCGTAAAAAATAAATACAATGTTGCATACTAGAACATTACTGGGTCCGCACCATCTCCCTCTGCGTAGCAAACGGAATTGATCTGTGGGACTGACATTGCATGACCATCAATACTCTCTTGCTGATTCTTGAGATAAGCAAAAGCAATCTGCCAATATCGAGCCGATTGATCAGCAAAATCTTTATCTTCCAAATCGCAAGCGTGAACAGCAGTGATGATTGCTCGCTCTTGCTCTAGCGGGATGAAGTCGTAGATGCTAGTGATGCTTGGAGTCTGGATGCGATAAGAAATCCTAGCCCATGCACAAGGCTTGCCAATGCGAATCCTGCGGTATTGAGGATTGACTTCAGATGGATGATATTGACCGATTAAAGTCATGTCATTACTGCGGCCATAATCGTAAGCGTAAAGCGACACATATCCTTCAGTAATTGGCTTATCGACTTGCGATACAGACTTCACAAATGTTGGCAATGTTACTGAATCAATAAAGAATGTTGATTCTACAGTCTCGCCAGTTGTCGTGTATGTCCTGCGTCCAGTAGTTGACGATGTGTTTTTGGCGTGTGCAAGCGTGTCGTAAAGCTCAAATGAATTATTATCTAGCCTGCGAGCGTAGTATGTCGTTCCAGAAGTCAATCCAGTTGGCAATACATCACCTTCTTTGGCGCGAGGAACAACGGCATCACCAGTATTGAAGTGAGCTTGGTCAGCATCAATGCTCGTAGATGGGGAGACATTGAATGTGCGAATAATGTCTACACTTAACTGACCAATCCCCGGAGTCGTTAAAACTTGTAATGTAGAACCGAGATAAACCTTGAACGATTTTCCTTCTAACTTGATTGTATAATCAGTAGAGGCAAGAAGTGGAGATGGAAGCGTATTTGTTGTAGAGAATCGCACAATCTCGTCTTCGTTCAGATACTCAATCTCGCTTGGGATAAT